GAACTACTCCGACACCGCGGCGGCGGCCCGGGTGTGGGAGACCCAGCCGTCGGTGCGGAAGGTCGTCGACTACATCGCCCGGCAGCTGTGCACGATCCCGTGGCACGTCTACGAGCGGGTCTCCGACACCGACCGGCGCCGGGTGACCGACCACCCGATCGCGCAGCTCCTTGGGCAACCGGCGCCGCACCGCTCGCCGTCGCGGCTGTGGCACTCCACCCTGGTGGACTGGCTGATCTACGACCGGTGGTGCCAGCAGATCCTGCCCAGCGCGGACACAGCCTCCGGGTTCGAGCTGCGGCGCAAGCCCGCCCGCCGCTTCCACATCCTGGCGGACGACGACGACCAGCCCGCAGCGCTGTACCTGATCTCGTCGCGCGGCCCGGCGCAGGTGGTGCCGCTGCCCGCCCCGTACCTGTTCGACCACGGATATGCCACGGTCGGCGCGGACGGCACCTCGCCGATGGACACGCTGCGGCAGATCCTCGCCGAGCAGACCGAGGCGATCGAGTGGCGCCGCTCCGTGTGGCGCAACGGCGCCCGTGTACCAGCCGTGATCGAGCGGCCGGCGGACGCGGCTGCCTGGTCGCCGACGGCGAAGGCCCGCTTCATCGCCGCGTTCAACGCCTTCGTCGGGCGCGGCCCGTCTGCTGGCGGCACGCCGATCCTTGAGGACGGCATGACGCTGAAGACCATCAGCGCCTTCAACCCGCGGGAGACGCAGGACATCGAGGGCCGCCAGCTCACCGACGCCGAGGTGGCGAGCGCCTACCACATCGCCCCCGAGCTGGTGGGCGCGCGCGAGGGCACGTTCTCCAACATCGACGCCTTCCGGCAGATGCTGTTCACGATCTCGCTCGGGCCGTACGTCACGCAGTGGCAGGACGTCCTGAACTCCATGCTGGTGCCGCTGCTCGCGCCCGGCTCGAACCTGTACGTCGAGGCGAACCTGGAGGCCAAGCTGCGCGGCTCCTTCACGGAGCAGGCCGCGCTGCTTCAGACCGCTGTCGGGGCGCCGTACATGCTGCGCTCGGAGGCGCGCGCGGTGCAGAACCTGCCGCACGTGGAGGGCACCGACGAACTGGTGACGCCGCTGAATGTGACCATCGGCGGGCTGGCGTCGCCGAGGGACACCGCGCCGGACGCTCTCCCAAAAGGTCGGGGCCGCTCCGCGTGAAGGCCGGGCGGCCCGAGGACCTGGGCACGTTCGAGGCGGAGCGGGACGCGTTCGCCGCTGCCCTGATGGGGTGGGCGGAGCGGCAGGCCGACGGACTGCTGGAGCGAGCCGACGCGAAAGCCGACGGACCTCCGGACTTCTTCGACCTGTGGGCCGCGCAGTCCCCGGAGCGGCAGGCGCAGCTGGCCGCACTCATCGCCGGGTACGGGTTCCGGCTCGCTCAGATCGGGGCCTGGTCGGTGCTCGGGGTGTGGAACCCGGAGGCCGACGGCTGGGATGCGGCCGTGATGGAGGCGTGGCTGGCGGCTGCGGCGGCCTCGCACGCCGAGCAGTACGAGCAGGCCGCCTACAGCGCGGCGACCGCGGCCGTCCGCGACGAGGGCGACTGGCGCGACAACCTGAAGACCGGGCTGGCGTCGTGGGTCGTGGCCGCCGGAATGCGCGCGGTGACCGCCGCGACGGAGGCCCGCAGCTTCGGCTCGCACGACGCGGCCGGCGCCTCGGGCCTGACCCACAAGGTGTGGCGGACGGGCGGGAAGAACCCGCGCGAGTCCCACGTCCGGATGAACGGCGACAGCGTCGAGCTGGGCCGCACCTTCTCCAACGGGCTGCGCTGGCCCGGCGACGCGAACGGCAGCGCCGAGGAAACGGCGAACTGCAACTGCCGCCTGGACTACACACGAGAGGGGGGCTGACCGTGAAGCCCACCGTTGGCCGCATCGTCCACTACCGCATGTCCGAGCACGACGTGAAAGCCGTCCGCACGCAGCTCAGGGCGAACCCGACGGCGCTGCTCGACCAGTCCAATCTGCCGCGGGCCGGGCAGTGTTACGCGGCCCTCGTGACGTCCGTGACCGGCCACCCGGACGTGAACCTCAAGGTGTTCATGGACGGGCCGTTCGACTACTTCGTCGCATCGCGCGTCGAAGGTGACCAGGCCGGTACGTGGTGCTGGCCGCCGCGAGTGGGGGGCTGACCGTGCCCCGCACCAAGGAAGCACAGGCCCGGATCAAGGCCGCCGGTCCCGCCGACGGACTGAAGGAAGGCCAGTTCCGGGCGCTCGTCTCCGTGTTCGGCAACGAGGACAGCATGGGCGATGTGATCGCCCCGGGCGCGTTCGCCCAGGTCCTCGCCGAGTGGAAGGCGTCCGGCGACCCGATCCCGGTCGTCTGGTCGCACAAGTGGGGCGACCCGTTCGCCCACATCGGCAGCGTCATGGAGGCCACCGAGACACCGGACGGGCTGGAGGTCCTCGCGCAGATCGAGGACATGGACACCAACCCGACCGCGAAGCACGTGCACGGCCTGCTGAAGGGCCGCCGGATCAAGCAGTTCTCGTTCGCCTACGACGTCGGAGAGGGCGGCTGGGTCGACACCGACGACCTGGCCGCGCACCCGTGGGGCGAGTACTACGAGATCAAGCGGTTCTCCCGCCTGTACGAGGTGGGGCCGTGCCTGGTCGGCGCGAACCAGCAAACCGAGCTGCTCGCCGCGAAGGCCGCCGACCTGGTGCGCGGTGCGAAGGCGGGCCGGGTGCTGAGCCAGGCCAACTACGACGCCCTGTCCAGCGCGCACGCCTCGATCGGTGAGGTGCTGGCCTCGGCCGAACCGCAGAAGACTTCCCGGCCGTCCGGCCGGGTCAACCCCGAGGAGACCGGCCACCGGCCGGCCGAGCCGCCCGCCGCCGCCCCCGAGGCGCCCGCGAAGGCTGCCGGTCCGTCGCTCGCCCAGGTCGATGCGTGGATCACCGCACGAGACCTGACTGCACGGAGGACAGCATGACGCTGCGCGAGAAGCTCCAGGCGCTGCTGAAGGAAGCGGCGGACATCGTCGCCAAGGCACGCGAGGAGAACCGGGAGTTCACCGATGACGAGGTGACCCGGATCAACGAGCTGAAGACGGAGACCGACGAGGTCGAGGGCAAGGTGAAGGCCGCGGACGACGCGCAGGCCGCCGCCGCCGCGATGGCCGGGAAGGCGAGCACCCAGCCCGGGACGCCCCCGGCCGGGCCCGCCGGCGCTCTCCAGGTGAAGGACCGGCAGGAGGTCGCCGACGCCGCGTCGCTCGGCGAGCGGTTCGTGAAGTCGGGCCTGTACGGCGAGTTCCGCAAGCAGCACCCGACCGGCCTCGGTCAGGGCAGCGCGGTCGACATCGGCCGCGTCAAGGTCGGCAGCATGAAGGAGTGGCTCGGCGGCCGGAAGGCCACGGCGTCCCCGCTCCAGGTCGCCCTCGGCCACGTGCAGCCGGTCCGGATGCCGATGGTCGACCAGGTCGACCGCGACAACCTGACCATCCTCGACCTCGTCACCCGGGGCGAGGCCGACGGACCGTTCGAGTACCTCCAGGTCACCGGCGTCACCCGCAACGCGGCCATCGTCCCGGACGAGATCCTCCCCGGCGACGCCACCGTGAAGCCCACGTCGACGATCCAGACGGAACTGGCGGACGCCAAGCCGTACACCTACGCGGACGGCTACGACGTCACCAACGCCCTGCTCTCGGACGCCCCGGCGCTGGCGACGTACATGAACAACGAGCTGGAGTACAGCCTCGACAGCGTCATCGAGGACAAGCTGCTGAACGGTCCCGGTACGAGCGGCGAGCCGAGGGGCATCCTGCACACCACGGGCGTGCAGGAGCTGACGTACTCGCCGGGCCCGAACGCGATGGCGCAGGTGAAGGCGATCCGTCAGGCCATCACTCGCATCACGACCCTGCCCGGCGGGAACGTGACGGCGTGCCTGATGTCGCCGGAGGACGACGAGGCGTGGGACCTGCTCCAGGACACCACGGACCGGTTCATGGGCCAGGGTCCGTTCGGGCAGGGCCCGAACACCAGCTGGGGGCGCGCCCGCGCGCTGTCCCAGCGGCTCGCCCCCGGGACCGTGATCCTCGGCGACTGGCGGCAGGTCGCCCTGCTCGACGTGGAGGGCCTGTCCATCCTGGCGTTCAACCAGCACAAGGACTACGCCCAGCGGAACCTGGTCTACGTCCGCGCGGAGCTGCGCGCGGAGCAGGTCATCTGGAAGCCGAACCGGCTGATCGTGGTGAAGCCCGCCGGGGGTGGCAGCTGATGCCGGTCCACAAGATGGTGACCATCGACGGCATCCGCGTGAGGGCCGAGGACGAGGCGCGCTACCGCGCCCGCACGGGCGCCGGTGCGGGCCCGCTCACGCGCGCGCTCGCAGAGCCCGAGCCGCTGTTCGACCCGTCCGAGCACGATGCCCCGGCCGTGCTGGAGCACCTCGCCACGGCGGACGAGGCGGAGACCGCGCGGGTCCTGGCGGCCGAGGCCGCAGGCAAGAACCGCAAGACGATCATGGGGAAGGACACCGCATGAGCACGAGCACGTTCCAGGTCACGATGTCCGGCGCCGCACCCAAGCGCCGGTTCCTCACCACCACGGCGGCTGTCGACGACGGGGCCGTGATGCGGCTCGCCGTCGCCGGAGAGATCCCCGTCGGAGTCACCGACGGCACCGACCTGGCCGACG